TTATTTTATCAGAATACTCTTTTGCAACAATATATTTATTTTTATCTGATGCAATATAAATTCTTAAGATTGAATTTCTAAAACGTAAATAAGATTTTTCTCCATCTACATAAAAATGTACGCACGCAAATAAATATAATCCTAAAAACCAAAAGGGTTGTATTAATCGTAAATGCATTTTGTGTATGATATTTTTAAATAATTATATTGTTTTATTTAAAAATATTTTATTTATATCATTTTTATTTTTTATCCATTTTATCTATTTTTTCTATAAGCATATTCAATTTATTATTCAATGTAAGCATTTCATTTTTTAAAAAATCTATTTCATTTGTAATTAAATTGTTATAAGGAACTGAACTTGATATTTTTTCTATTTTACTAGAATCATAAAGTTCCACACCTTCAGATTGATCAATCTTTTTTAATTTATCAAAAAACCTTGGTTTTTCAAATTGTTGTTTATCATCTTCCCAACTTATATGTTTTTCATTTTTAATATTGGTATTTTCACTTTTCAACCATTTTTCGGTTAATTTAATTGGATTTTCATTATCTAAAATTAAATCTGGTTGATTAAGTTGATTAACAATATTATCTTGATAATTTTTATTTATTATTTCGATATCATAATTTCTTTGTTCTTGTATTCTTTTAATTTCCATTTCTATTTCACTAATAGGTTCATCAATTTTATCACTAAAATCGGGAACGGGTGGCACTTGATTTGACATTGCTGAAGTAAATTCCTGTTGACGATTATATAAATCTTTTTCAAATTGACTTTTACGTACATTTTGGATATCTTCATAGGTAATAGGTTGTTTTATTTCATCATGTATAGTAATTTTTTTAAATGTTTGTTGTTGATTTTGAGGTTGTGAGTTAGAAATAGTTTTAGAATTAGAATTTGATATTAATATTTGGGAATTTAAATAATTTATAATCAATAAAATATATTTTTTATTAATTTCAATTAGATTATTGCAATTTTTTCTCTCGATGTCATAAAACCCTTTAAGATTTGACTCATAGATTTTAGTTAATTCAATAATTTTTTCTCGCGAACTACAAAAATTCTTTACAATTGGATCTTCTATTAAAACATCCCATAAAACTTGTATATTTTCTTTGCTTAAAAATTGGTGTATCTGGGTTTGTAACATTTTAAATATATTAAATTAGAATTTTTCTTTTTAATATATTTATATGATTAATATAATAATTAAGGTTTAGAAATTAATGAAACCTCATCATATATATTAGAAAATGTTTCAAAATCAATATTTTTTTCATCTAAAATATTTTTTAATTTAGTATATAAATATTTCTCATCATTTATCATTTTATCAAAATCTATAAATATTGTATTTATATCGTATTTAGTCATAAAACATAAATAATTTGTTAAAATATCTTTATAATAGTTTATTTGAGATATTTCATCTGTAGCATTCCATAACTCTCCCCAAAGGTATCCATGTTTTGTTCGTGATTTGGCTGAGGTTTCTAAGTCTCGAATTGGTATTATAACAGTTTTTATTATTATTGATTTATCTTCTAAAATATTTTCTATATCACTTATAAAGGTTGGGTTTTTTAATAAATAATAATTTTCATCATATTGCTTTTCCATACCAGAATTGCAATTATCAGAAATATATTCTTTATAATTATTTTTATTGAAACCTGTATCAAAATCTAAAAAACTAAATAATTTAATTAAAAAGGTTGTTCCACAACGCCCTGTCCCAGTAATAAAAAAAAATTTTTTCCATATATATATAATAAATTAAAAAAGTGCAGTTCAAATGCACAAGTTGTTCTAAAAGTTTTCACATTTTTGCACAAGTTGTTCTAAAAGTTTTCATATTTTTGCACAAGTTGTTCTAAAAGTTTTCATATTTTTGCACAAGTTGTTCTAAAAGTTTTCATATTTTTGCACAAGTTGTTCTAAAAGTTTTCATATTTTTGCACAACTTTTTCTAAAAGTTGTTCTAAAAGTTGTTCTAAAAGTTGTCTTATTTTTGCACAACTTTTTCTAAAAGTTGTAAAAGTTGTTCTAAAAGTTGTCTTATTTTTGCACAACTTTTTCTAAAAGTTGTAAAAGTTGTTAAAGTTGATCATTAAAATAAACCTTTCGGAATTTTTGCATATAATCATCTTTTAATTTATGAGTTTTCAAATAATTTTCGGTCATTTTATCTTCTAACAAATGTACAATAAAAAATAGACTATAAATACCACATTCCGTATTACCATATTGATGCTCTACTGGATGATTTTCATCATAAATAAAATTAATTTTAGGAGTAATATTTTGCCCCTGTTTTTTCACCTTTTCAACAAATTCCATAATCTCTTTAGGTGCTTTATTACCTACGCTATCAAAGAAAAATATTTTCTTCTTTTTAATATTGATAAACATAGAAATCCAATGTTCGCCTGGTTTATTATGAGGATCCGTATTAAATATAATTCCTATTTTCGTTTTACCATCTTTAATTTGATCTTCTAAACTGAAATTACATAATTCCTCCCAAACACATTCTCCATATATTTTTCTCTTATCAAAATCAATAGGAGACGGTCCAATAAAGTCAAAACATTTATATGCTTTTTCATATTGTTTCATCACTTTAATAATATCCAAACTGGATAACCATTCATTTGGATTTTTTTTCCATTCTGTTGGTGATTCCGGTGCAAAAGAGTCTTTAAGATCTTCGTCTAAATTTCCAAATTCGCCCTTCTGTTTTAACCAACAAGATTCTTTATTGCAAACATTACTTAAATAGTTTTTTAATAACCCATGGATTTCTTTTGGTTCATTTGTAGTTATTTTTACATCTGGATGCCTTAAATTCCATTTATCTCTTAGTTTAAATAAAGCTTTATCTGTATAACAAGAAAAATCATTCATTTCATTTTTATCCTTTGGACTACAATTTACTTGTTTCAATTCAACAACAATATTTTTTAATTTATGGTTGTGCTTATGATTATGATTATGATTTTGATTATGATGTTTATATTTTATATTTTTTGAATTTCGTCTTTTAGTTTTTTTATTTTTTTTTGTTTTAAATTTTTTTATTCTATTTTTTCTTGTTTTCATCATAAAGTATATTGATATTATTTTCTTTTTCTTTTTTTTTAATACCTTTATTTCTCAAATTGGGATCATTCAAATTGATTTCTCTTATTTTTGGTATAATTATATCTTCCTGTGGTTTTTGATACTTAATTTTTACAAAATTATCTAAATTGCTTTTTTCCTTAATTGTACGCATAATAAGTTTATTATTTTCATTTGGATTATTTTGTATTTCATTTTCTAAAGTTAGACTTTCAGGCAAATCTAATAAATTTAAATTATTCAATAAATTCATCTCCTTATAATCTTCTTGAATAATATCATTTTTATCTATTATTTTGAAATTATGAATACATGCTTTAACATAATTATCAAAAGCATTCAATAAATCAGGAGTAACAACAGTTTCCATTACATTTGTAACGTCACTTATGTCAGTACCATCTTTTTTAGATAATAATAACTCTCGTGTTAAATTCAAAACTCTTCTTCTATAAAATTTTTTATCCTTTTTATTAATTTTCATTTTTTTATCTATCGACATATGTTTTTCATACCTTTCTTTATTCAATAAACATTCTAAGGTTATTTGATGAACAATATTTTTATCCATGATCTATTATTTATTATATAATAAAAAATATTTATTATATAAATTATACGTTTTATGTTCTATGTTTTACAGTGTTATTGGCAACTTTGGTTTGGTAAATCTTTTACTTGTGCTCTTGTTGGATTTGAAAATAGTTGCACGCCTACAACATTAGAATCTGGATTTGGATTAAAACTATTAAATTGGTCTTTACTAAATAATAATCCGTGTTGTTGATTTTGTACAGGAGTTTGATTTGATAATGCAAAATTATATGAATATAAATCACTTGTACTATTCGGTACATATACTGATTGACTGCATTTTTGTAGTGCATAAATTTGATTTCTTAATTCGGATTCTGTATTTATACTTGAAGCAAAACCAGACCACGGAGATTGCGTATTTCCTGGATTAAAAACTGTATGCGGATTGAATGTTGGCATTTGTTGCATTTTAACATTTAATTCTTTTCTTGGATCAACAATAGGAAAATATGAGTATTTGGTCATAACAGGTCTTACATCAATATAAGGTTGTAACATTTGTGAAGGAATATTTCTATCGTAAATTCGCATATTTGTAATATTATGAATATCGGCTACACATTCATATTTTACGTTATTTAAATCTGAATTCATATTTTAGTATATTTTACTATAATTAGATATTTTTTTTATTAAAGAATTTATTAAATAAATATAAAGATTTGACTTTTAAATAGTATAGGAAACAAATGTGCGGTATATTTTGCATTTTAAATGGTGATAAAAAGAATGAAAAAGATTATAAAACACAATTCAATAAAGGAGTTGGACGAGGTCCAGAAGACTCAAAGTTCGTTTCTTTTCATAATGTATTCTTTGGTTTTCATAGATTAGCTATTAATGGCGTGGATTTTATTTCCAATCAACCATTAAATATCAAAAATATTGTTTTAATTTGTAATGGAGAAATATATAATCATAAATATTTATATGATTTAATGAATATTACCCCTTACACTAATTCTGATTGTGAGGTAATAATTCATTTATATTTAAAATATGGCATGAAACAAACGTTACAAATGATCGATGGAGTTTATTCATTTGTATTATATGATTTAAGATTAGATGAAAATATTGATAATTTTATATATTTTGCTAGAGACCCTTATGGAGTTAGACCACTTTATTTATTAAAAAATAAAAATAAACAACCTGATGCTGGATGTCAATCGAATGAAGATTTAATTGCTTGTGCGTCTGAATTGAAATGCTTAAGTGATTTTATACAGGGCAATTGTAATTATGAAATTCAACAATTCCAACCCGGAACTTTTACAACCTATTATTTATCTAGTCTGGCATGTTCTAAATGGAGTCCTATTAGAGAAAACCACGCCTATTTTACACCTAATTTTCCTCATAATCTAAATTTTTACAAAAATGAGAATATGGACGATTACGAAAAAAATATTACAATCTATTTATGTGATGCTGTGCGAAAAAGATGTTTAAATACCGATCGTCCAATTGCCTCTCTATTATCCGGTGGTTTAGATAGTAGTTTAGTTTGTGCACTAGTCAATCATTTTAATAAGTTGGAATTCGGTTTAGATAAACAAATTGAAACATATAGTATTGGATTGCCGGATTCTGAAGATCTGAAATATGCTAAAATAGTGGCCGATTATTTGGGAACAAAACATACCGAGATTATTTTAACTGAACAAGAAATGATCGATATTATACCTGAAGTAATTTATAAAATAGAGAGTTTTGATACTACTACGGTGCGCGCTAGTATAGGTAATTATTTGTTGGGTAAATATATTTCTAACAATAGTGAGGCAAAAGTGATTTTCAATGGTGATGGTTCTGACGAGTTATGCGGAGGATATTTATACATGTCAAATTG